CAAAGACAAAGATTTCAGAATTTGATAGCACTCCAGCTAACAATACCGACATAGACAGTATTAACATTGCAGAAGGCTGCGCTCCATCTGGCATTAATAATGCTATTCGTGAGTTAATGAGCCAACTGAAAGACCAACAGACAGGCGCATCTGCTGATAACTTTACTGTAGGTGGAAACCTAGCAGTAACAGGCACATCTGCATTTACTGGTGCTACTACATTTACTGGTGCTGTAGTAATGTCTACTGCCTTGCCTGTAGCATCTGGTGGTACAGGCGCATCTACGGCTGGTAATGCTAGGACAAATTTAAGCGCTGCTAGTAGTGGTGCTAACTCAGACATTACTTCTATAACTGGTCTAACTACTGCATTAACTGTAGCACAGGGTGGTACAGGCGCAGCAACTCATACATCTAAAGGTGTATTAATTGGTAATGGTACTTCTGCGGTAACTACAGTATCTCCAGGTACATCAGGAAATGTATTAACTTCAGATGGAACTAACTGGACTTCTTCTACTTCATTAAATAGCGGTACTGCACAAGCATCTACAAGTGGTACAAGCATTGACTTTACTAGCATACCTAGTTGGGTAAAGCGTGTGACGGTTATGTTTAACGGAGTAAGCACAAACGGTTCAAGTATTGTGCAAGTACAAATAGGCTCAGGAAGCGTAACAACTTCAGGATATGCTGGTTCTGCAACTGGAATGGGCGTGGGTGTAACAACTAATTTATACACAAGCGGATTAGTATTATTTACAAACAATGAATCTTCTTCTGCTGTCAGAGTAGGGCAAGCCGTTATAACTTTGGTTTCAGGAAATATTTATTCAATGAGTGCAAATACATCTTTGACGAATGTTGCAACAACCTCTTTAACATCTTCTGTTGTGACATTAGGTGGCGTTTTAGACCGAGTTCGCATTACTACAGTAAACGGAACAGATACATTTGATGCTGGTTCAATCAACATTCTTTACGAGTAAATCATGGCTGAAATTGACTTATTTAAGTATGGACAACTTGTAGCTCAAGTAGATGCTATGGAGAAGAAGATAGACAAGTTAGAAGAAGGCATGAGTGAGTTACTTGCCCTCGCCAATAAAGGAAAAGGTGGGTTCTGGATGGGCATCGCTGTTGTATCAGCTTTTTCTACATTTATTGGTTTTATAAGCCACTACTTTACAGGCAAGTGATGTGTCAGATCCATTCGGAATTACAGACGGAGTTAAATCCGTTACAAGTAGTATTAATGAGTCAGTAAAAGCTAGTCAAGAACTTAGCAAGGCTATTGATGGTGTTTTAGAAGTAGCAGATAAGGCAGCAAAAGAAAGGGCAGATTCTAGAAAAAAAGCTAGGCAAGTAAACCCAGACAATACTACCATTATTGAGGCAGTAGACGAGTGGCAAAGGCTTTTAATAGCAAAGCAATCTGAAACACGAATACAAGAACAGATTATTAGTAAATATGGATCTAAGTCTTGGGAAGAAATACAGGGTATCAAAGCTCGCAAGCAATGGGAAGATAGGCGAGATAAGCATTTAGAACAACACGATAGACGAGTAATGAAAAGCGTTATGCTGTTGTGCTACATATTTTCTGCGTGGATAGCATACGAATGTACATGGGGTAGATGGAAATGAGAGATGATTTTGATTTATTTATGTGGGCTTGGGTAGTTGCAACTACTTGGATGGCTTTTGGTATTTACTTATATTGGAATTAATATGTTTACTTTGCTTACTACTTTAGTTTCTTTCTTAGCTGGCGGTCTGCCAAAACTAATGGATTATTTTCAAGATAAATCTGATAAGGCGCATGAACTAGAGTTAGTTAAGATGCAAACTGAGCGTGAAATGGAGATGCTCAAGGAAGGCTATATAGCCCAGGCTAGAGTAGAAGAAATCCGTACTGAACAGATTGCTATACAAACTGCTGAGAAAGAGCGTGAGTCGCTTTATGCCCACGATATAGCTATCGGTCAAGGTGCAAGCCAATGGGTGATTAATGCCAGAGCATTTACTCGCTCATTTATTACTTATGGTCTATTCTTTTTGTTTGCTTTTGTAGAGATATTTGGTTTTTACTATGCCGTTAAAACTGGCGTAGATTTCAGCATTGCTCTTGATATGTTGTGGGATAACGAAACACAAATCATTTGGGCGAGCGTTGTTTCTTTCTGGTTCGGATCGCAGGCCTTCAAAGCTAAATGAGTTTAGATCAGCGTGTCATTGACATGATTAAACACCATGAAGGTGTCAGAGTGCGCCCATACCAATGCCCAGCGTTAATATGGACTGTTGGCGTAGGCCATGTAATCGACCAATCACACATTAGAGTTCGATTGGCAGAGCGTAAAGCATTGCCTATTCCTGATGGCTGGGATCGCACTCTATCAATGGGGGAAGTAGATGAAATACTTACTAAAGATTTACAGTCATTTGAAAGCGGAGTTAGACGATTATGTCCTAATGGGCTTACTGCTGGTAGGTTTGGCGCACTTGTTTCTTTCGCCTTCAATGTTGGACTCGGTAATCTCCAAAATTCTACCCTTCGCATGAAACACAATCGAGGCGAGTTTGAGTCTGCTGCCGAGGAATTTCTAAAGTGGAATAAAGCTGGTGGCAAAGAATTAAAAGGCCTTACAAACAGGCGCAAAGACGAAAGAGCTTTATACTTATCTTAAAATGGGTCTGTTAAATTAACATACTTAAACCAACTGACAGGGACATCAAAAAAGAACTCCCCACTAGGGACTTCCCTATTATTGACCTCTATCAATGGACACTTTTTCACCAACTCAGCTTTCAGCCAGTACGCATGACTTAAGTCGTGAGTTAGTGCAAAAAATAGAACAGGGAGATCTTGCTGAAACAATTTTGCTTTACGATGCGCTATATGAATGGTGGTATGGTGGCAATAAACCCAGCCCCGTACTTCAACTTCAACAAAGCCAACTGGATTTCCTGCTCTGTAGGCGATTAAATCAACTCCATACACATTAGGGTTTTCCCTGCACTCTAATCCCCACTTCATTTGCATCCATTCGGATATAGCTTTCCTAGCTGGTGGATCATACTTATTGTGTAATGCTTGGTCAAAGCGTTTGCCTGCATAATCGGAAGGGTGCAGGCGCTCCTTCGTGAAGGTTAATGCCGATCTCATCTGTTAATCAAAATGGAACTAAATCATCCTCGATTGTATTCTTTGGCATCTCATCTCCACCACTAGGCTTAAAGTTATCCTTTGGCGGTTTTTCCTTGCCGACTGATCCCGAAAAGAACTTACCATTCTTGCCATTTTTTAGCCAGGCGTTAAGGTAATGCTCTTTGCCGTTAATCATTATTGATCCAGCATAATCAGGATGTGTTTCTTTTTCCTTACGATTATTCTTGAATAGGCTAAAGTTGCCATCTTTCATTTCATAGGCCATTTTTTCTCGCTTTCAATTTAGTTAATGTATCTTCGACCTCGCTTAAAAACTTCTCTACTTCTACTTCCATTGCCTTGATATACTCCTCATCCCTTTCAAGGCGCACTACAAACAGTTGCAAGTCATCTGGTAGCCTAGGGTCAAACGATACGAAATCGCACCACCTAGACCCTGTTACAGCCATCTGGCATTGCATCTGAGGGATATACTTTGCTGGCGGTTTGCCATCCATCAAATAATCTATATGGGTGCTACTATTGGGACACTTAATCTCAATCAAACCATTCCCCACAAGACCATCTGGGCTACATCCAAACCACTCAATTGTAGGGTGATCCATAAAGGCTACTTGTTCCACAAAGTTCCCTTTTGCTACCTCATACGCTACCCTAGCCATTGGCTCAGTTTGTGTACCCCATTCCATTGCAGCATTGGTAAAAGACTCGCTTGGCAATCCTGTAAGCCTTTGGACTACCAATTCCGTACGATATTTGGTACGACTTGCAGACTCCCCAGACTTCCCTTTACTTAGCACATCTGCCATACGACTAGCAGTTACCTTGCCCAGCCTAAGTTGATGCCAGGCATCAGTACCCTGCTCTACTGCTACCCTATCTTCTGTAGTAAATGTAGTCATAGTTTGGCCTCTGCTAAGAATTTTAAATGCTCTGCCAATGTTGCTACCTCGTTTGCAGCTTGAGCAGCTCTTTTATGGTTATTTTTTGTTTCATGGTTATAGTAGTCTTTAAGAACTTGGTTAATCTCTATGTAAACTTCTGAATAATCTGTCATATTTTTTTGCTATTCGTAGTTAGTTTTTGTGCCTTTGCCTGGTCGCATCGGTTCTGTTTCTGCATTAATTCCATGTAATCTTCTGTGCAATCATCGCAAATATTGACTACTTCTTGGGCATGATCTCTTAGATACAGCCAAGCCTTGTAATCCCTTTTTGATGGGTAGCATAAAGGATACCATTCACTCGTCATCGTGCATTGGCTTTTGCTCTGGCTGAACAATAAAATCAATATCTTCTAATTCGTTCATCTCCCATTTGCGAGAAAACTCAGCAGATAAGGCATCTATCGCAGCGTTCCATCCAAGCATAAAATACTCTTGTGGATGGTATACAGGCTCAGATAACTTATTAAAAGCCTCAAGGCACTTTTTATTAATCACTTTCGTTTTCTCCATTGATAAACGGCTGCATCATTAGGCGTTAGCTTTTTGGGCTGATCGTCTAAGGTACGAGCAAATTCTGCTTTAAAATCTGCCCACTTTTTCTTGTAGAACTCTTGCTCACTAGCTGGTACATAGCCATGTTGCTTTCTCCAGCGTATTTCTATATTTGTAGAACTAGGGGTATAAATAAAGTTATTTTCCATATTTTCTATCTGCCTCTCGTTTTAAACAAACTCCACATTTCCATCTACTTACCTTGTTAATTTTTACCAACTTAAAATCACTAGCTGGTCGTAAAACCTGACAACTAACACACCACCTCTTGTCCATCCCAGCCTTTCTTTAAATAGCCAAACTCTGACGCATCGCATACGGCTCTGGTATCTAAGCACACATCGCATTTATCCACCCATATCCTATATTGGTGATCCTTTGGTTTATGGACTCCCCAGGTGTTGCCACAAGGGGAGCAAACATTATCAGGCTGCTCCTGTGCTAGTTTCATTAAATTGGGCTTTCATGTCGTTGTAAGCGTTAGTGATAGCATCTAAAAACTTAGCGTTTCCCTTGTATTTCTTGTAAGATTGAGCAAAGGCCACCTTGAGTTCGGCAGGGCTTTGGCTTGCCTGTATTCCCTTAATATGCTTGCTCAACTCCCCAGACTCATCTACACCTTCGCTAGAATCTAGCGCATCGTGTTCTACAATTTCCATTGCAGTAACCCACAAGTATCTACGCTGATAAGTTTCTACTGCGCCAATATTCTGCACTTCATGGCATCCTTTTAGAGCTGCTGATCCCATTGGGGATGTAATAACAATGTTGCTATTATCCTCTGTATCTACAATCGTAAGGCTGGCTATATCTACACCATACGACACAATCCCACAAAGACCTAGTTCGCCAAAGATATTCTGAACTGTAGGCAAAAAATCCCCCAACTCAAAATACTTGTATCCAGCAAACTTGTTATGACCAGACTTTGTAAGCTCTGTGTTTTGTAGCTTGATTCTTGCTTTGTTTAGTTTAATAAATACTGACATTTTGATTCCTTCACTATGTTAATCGGATTTCTGCTACTTTTTCCATGTAAGCCCAGCTATGGTAATACAGCTTACGGCCTAAAGATTCCCAATCTTTCTTTGCTACGCAATCACGAATAAACTCTTGTAGATCTGTATCGTCTACATCTTGCCCAATAGACTCAGCAAAGTTACCTAGGTCTGTAGGATCAAACTCAGGGTCATTCTTGACTGCATCGTACAAGCGCTCATCTAGTTGCTCTTGCTCTGCCTGGTCATCGTATGGGGCTTCATAATAATAATTGTTGTTGTACATTTATTTTCTCCACGAATTGTTAAAGTTGTTGTAGAACAAGAACGCTGGGGGATTTTGCATAGGACAATCATTAGTCTTATAGCAAGGCGTTTGATCTACTACATCGGTCTTATAGCGTTTGATTGGGATTGGCGCACATCCCACTAAAGAGATTGCTAGGATAAGGACTAAAGCTCTCATATTGTATAAACACCAATACGAAAGCCATAGACACTAATTACAAAAGCTACGATTACAAAACCTAGTAAGCCACCTAAAATAAAGTCTTTCATTTTGTACTCCTTCACAAGTGTTAAAAAGTGCTGCTAAGAGAAATACTATTCTACAAATGTAGAGTTTTTTCACCTTTGTAAAAATAAATATTAAAGTGTTGCTTTTTTGCACAGTTTTAGGATGGTGTAGAATAAAATCTCTACAAAGGAGCATATATGAATACTGTTGTAAATCTGCCACAAACAAGTTCATTCGATAAATTAATGGCTGAATTTGGGACTATCAAGATCCTATGCGAAAAGATAGGGGTTAAGTATGTAACGGCCTATGCTTGGAAGATGCGGAACGGCATCCCTAAGAAATGGCATACAGCGATCATAGAGGCATCAGAAGGTAGGCTGACAGAGAACGACCTTGGCTAGTCAAAATGTCCGTACAGTCGCTCTTATGGAGTCTAGGGGCTATAAATGCGATGTGGTAGAAAGTTATAACGCTTTCACCAGGCGCAAGAAAGACCTATTCTCCATTTTCGACATCTTGGCTATTGGCAATGGGGAAACAGTAGGTATCCAGATCACTAGCAAAAGCAATATGTCATCTAGAATTAAGAAGATCTCCGAGTCTGAATTTTTGCCAGAGCTGGTGAGGTCTGGGTGGAAGATCCTAGTTTTAGGATGGTTTAAGCAGCCTAATGGCAGATGGGCTTGCAAAGAGTTTGAGATGTGATGTAAGATACGATTTCCTAAGTTCGAGGCTCTAACGACATACCAGGGGCTTAGGAGAAATAGTGCTACTGGGGGTAAAGGATGAAACAGCACAAAGTAGGTGGCGAAGCCAGAGCCTACTCCTTGAAAGTCTGGCGGGTTCTGTAACTCCGATGGAGCAGATGAAGGCGAATCTAGGTAGGCTAGGTTCGTTCACCGAAAGAGCAGTAACCTTACTAAAGACTAATACATAGATATATACAATGTATATACATATATAAATACTTATATATAAATTAAGACTATGGAATCAATTAGCTACATTACTTGTACGCACAATAAAAAGATATTTGAGAAATGTTTGGCGCAATCTCTTATCCTAAAAGATGACGATGAGTTGATTGTTGTAGAAAACGCTAAGTCTATTGCAGAGGGGTATAACACAGGCATAGACAAAGCTAAGAATAAAATTAAATGCTTTATTCACCACGATCTTATTGTTACCAATCCAATCCTTTTACGCATGAATCTGATAGCTTATTGCATAGATGAGATTGGCATGGTAGGGATCATAGGCAGCCAGACAGATGCCTCTCCTTGGTGGGAAGGACAATGCGTTGGTAGTGTTGTAGACTCTCGCAATGGAATACTTTACTTTTGTGATGGAAAACAGTTCTGCTTACACCTAGACGGCTTTATGCTGGCTACTTACCAAGATGTGCGCTTTGATGAGTCTATACCAGGCTTTCATTTATACGATCAAGACATCTGCAAGCAAATGGCAAAACAAGGTAAAAGGAACTTTTGCGTAAAAGATGGCTACCGAATGATTACTCACTTCACTAGCACACCAATGGATGTTAATAAAATTAGTGGCTATGCAGAGGCTATGGAAGCCTATACAAAAAAATGGGCATATTAGTACCTATAAATGTTGATTGCGTATACATATTAATATCTATATGTACAAATTAAACCGTTTTGTGTACATATCCACCTATAAAACTGCATGAAACTTTAATAAATAAAACACTTGCATTTATGTAGATTTGTAGATTAAGATCTAAGTTATGAGAGAAATTAGAAAATCCATGACTGGTCTATGTGCCGATGCCAGCAGTTGTTTTCCTACTTGGCAAAAGAAATCCCTTAAGCTCGATTGGCTAAAGAACAGAGTTCTCTACAAGGGAACTACTAACTATGGCGAGATCATCTGTACGCCTGTGTTCTTTGGGACAGACGAGCATAAAACAGGGCTAATAATGGATGCCATTACAGGCACTTGCTACAAAGGTAGTAAATGCTGCACATCCGATAATCTAGAGCTGCTTACCTACAAGCCAGAGCAAGGCCTAGATAAAGAGCTTTTAGCCATGCGTAGTAATAAAACCCTAGGAGTCTAAATGTTAGAGCCAATACCTTTTGCTGGATATGTAGAGATAGATGAGGCAGTAGCGTGGACTGATGGCAGAGGAAATTATTTTGACAAAACAAGTTTTTTCCCAGTAGATGACCTTATTCCACTCTATACCCATCCAGCAGACATAACAGATGAGGAAATAATTGCAATTGCAAATGGATGTTTGGTTGGTGCTACTGCTTGGCATAACCCTGATTTAGATCCCATAGAGTTTGCTAGAGCAATACTAAGAAAGGCTAGTAAGAAATGAGTTTTACAATCATGCAGCATGATGGCATGAAAGTAGTCCAATGGTTTTCTAATGTAGATCAGCTTATCAAATCAATGCTTGCTAATCCTAAAGATAGATATTGGAGAAACAAATGAAAAAATTTAAGGAGATTTTTCTACATGAAGTTGCTGAAAGAAAACGCTTGGAACAGACTAAAGGTCGCAAAGTGGATCGGGACAATCCTGTGTTTGATCGGGATATTTCTCACCTCATTAAATTTCTACCCAATCAACCTTCATTTTGGTTTAATCGGTAGTGCGATTTGGGCGTTAGTTGGTATATACCAAGAAGATATACCATTATTCATTGTAGAATTTGTAGCAGTCTTTTTTTATGTAGTTGGTGTCTATTACTCGTGAAGGAGCAATAATGTCAGATTTATTTGAGCAGTTTTGGAGTTTATATCCTAGGAAAGTTAGTAAGCGTATGGCGCATCGTAGCTTTTATAAGCTAACGCCAGCAGAGCGAGAGCAAGCGGTAGAGGCTTTGCCAAACCATATTGCATACTGGAAGTCAAAGAATACGGAGTTGGAGTATATCTGTCATGCAACTACTTGGTTAAACCAGTATCGGTTTGAGGATGAAATCGTAATAGAAGAACCAAAGGTAAATAAACGACCTGAGCTGCCTTGGTATAGCTCAGAAGAACTTACAATGAAAAAAGCTCAAGAGATAGGAGTCCAGGCTTATGCTGGAGAAGGATGGCAGCAATGGAGAGCAAGGATCAGCCAGCGACTTAAGCAGCTAGAGGAGCAAGTGTGAATGAGTTGGCTCTTTTCGCAGGCGCTGGTGGAGGAATACTTGGGGGACACCTTCTTGGATGGAGAACAGTCTGCGCTGTTGAATGGGAAGCCTATCCAGCAAGCGTATTGTGCGCCAGGCAAAATGACGGACTTTTGCCGAATTTCCCAATTTGGGATGATGTTCAAACCTTTGACGGAAAACCTTGGGCAGGAATTGTTGATGTCGTATCTGGAGGATTTCCATGCCAAGACATCTCTGTCGCTGGGGGGGGGGATGGTCTTGATGGAAAAAGAAGCGGAATGTGGCGAGAGATGGCAAGGATTATTGGCGAAGTTAGACCAAAATACGCTTTTGTGGAAAATTCCCCAATGCTCACTTCTAGAGGACTCGGAACAGTCCTTAGAGATTTGGCCCAACTGGGGTTCGATGCGGAATGGGGTGTGTTGGGAGCAGATGAAGTTGGTGCAAACCATAAGCGAAAACGAATTTGGATTGTGGCTTACTCCAACAGCAACAGCGATTTCTGGGCGAAGTCAAAAAGCAATGGAATACAGAACCAAACAAAGGGAATCACAGGGTCACAACACAGTTCAACCTGGCAATCTAGCGGAGCAAGTTCTTTATTCAGGAAAGATGCCTTGCAAAGACATGAAAAACCCAACATGGCCTACACCAGTTTCGAGCCCATCAGTAACAAGTCAAACAGTAGGAGCAACATTGGATTTGATGAACAGCAGGGAAAGGGAACAGGGAACATTAATGGAAGCTGTAGTCAAAAGAATGTTTCCAACGCCTCAAGCGTCAGACAACAGGGACAGGGGAAATATGAGCAATCCATCAATTCAGCGCAGAATAGCCAAAGGCAAACAAATTATGCTGAGTCAATCGGTAGACCAGAATTCTGGGCAATTGAACCCAATGTGGGTAGAGTGGCTAATGGGGTGGCCGCTAGGATGGACAGACTTAAAGCCATTGGAAACGGACAAGTCCCACTTTGTGCAGCAACAGCATTTAACTTGTTAAAAGAAAGATTAGATGGACAAAAGCAACGAGGAATGGAGAAACATTTGTGAGGCTAGAGAACTACTAAAATGGCCTATTGTAGAAAGACGAAAACAACTAGCCTTAGTATTAGAAAAGCGTGGCTGGAAGGCCACACTTAAATTAAAAGATGAAATGGAAAGACAATGGAAACTAACCCGAATAAAGCAGCAGAATTTATCTTTGAAAACGCAAGCAAGTACGCAAAAGCCTACTCAAGGAGAATTGCTTTAGAGCATTATATAAAGGCTGAAAAGAGTATCCAGATGATTGCATCTAATCAACCAAGTATTTCTGGAAAAGAAATGGAAGCACAAGCAAGCAAAAGATTTAGTGAAAAAGTAGCCGAACTAGAGGCTGCTGCATACGAAGAAAAGTTATACTACAACCAAATAAAAGCAAAAGAATTAGAAATTGAAATATATCGTACAGAAAGCGCTAATAATCGTACTATAGATCGTGCTATTAGATAATGGCAACCAAAAATGAAAAGATCGCACTTAACCAGATTGCAGAACTCGGATGTATTATATGTTCCGAAGTCCTTGGGATTGAAGGCGGATCGCCAGCAGAACTCCATCATGTGCGGAGATATGGCGCTGTCAGGGCTACATCCCCAATCTTGCCTCTTTGCACAACTCACCATAGGTCAAACATTGGGCTTCACGGATTGGGTGTCAAGCGTTTTGAAAGAGAATACAAAATATCCTGTGAGGAGCTGCTGGAGCGAGTCAGTCAGAAACTTGGAAAGGATGATAAGTGAACGAAACGAATAAAATTGTTAATGAGCTAGTAGACCTATATACAGGCAAGGTAGTAACTCAGCATGAAAACGAAGTATTGTTTAGGGTCGTTAAACTAATCCGAGATCTAGAGGATCAGTCTAAGATGTATAAGTCGCTATTGGCAAATCAGAATAGCGAAGGCAACCACTAAAGCTCTAGAGAGTCCCAGCCAAACTCCCTGGCTACTTGCCTAGTACGAGTTCTAAATGCTGTGCCATGCTTATCCCATGCCCCTGTTTTCCAAAAGCTCATGTGTACTATCTCATGGGCTAAACTTCTTTGAATAGTATCAAAGTGTTCATTCTTTAATCTGCTAATGGTGATGATATGTGGCTTTTCTATTTCATCGTCAAAACGATAAGTAGCCATTGCATCTTTTTCCCTAGTAACCTTAAAAGTAATTAGCTCTGGTGGTGGCAGATCCCAGTTACGCATAGGATGACAAGATGCCATACAGAGATAAAGATTCTCAAGGATAAGAGGCGTTATCTTCATACCTTATTAATACATCCCCTAAATTCAAATTCTCCATTTTGCTCATCTGTAACCATAATCAACTCTGGCATTAGCATACGGCCTTGATCAAATGACAGCATTACTAGTCCAGAGCGCCAGTCGAGGGGCGAATCTTCTGTGTATTCAAAGGTAGAACTATGTGGATCAGCTAGGCAGCCAGTCTGAACCCCCCACCAAGTCCCTTGGTAATTGCTTATAGGAGAGGCGCATAAAACATGAGTATGACCTGTGATAATGTTTGTATTGCCAGCAGCCATTAAATTTGAGTATCCAGCAGTACGCCCACCTTTATATCTGTGTTTGACTACTGTATCTTCTCCAATCCAAAATGACCAACAAGTTTCCCAGTTAGGAAAATGATACTTAAGGCTAAATCCATCTACGCCAGAATACTCAGGGACTTTATTAACAAGCCAAGCCTCGTACCTCATATCGTGATTTCCCAGCACCCACACTAAACGACACCCTGGTGGCCTATGTTTTTCTATCTCATCTAAGTGATACCGACAAGCGTTAAGCTCCTCTAAAACTGTAGGCTTTTGGTCGTAATTAATAGAAGGAAAACGGCTAAGAACTTGTCCATCAAAAGCATCACCATTACAAATAATTACCTCTGGCTTAAAGGTATCAATCATTAATAATAGGGCTTTAAATGCTGTAGTAGTGGTATCTGTAAAGTGAGCATCTGAAAATACAATTACTCGTTTAACTTTATCTATATCTATTCCTCTGCGTACATTATGCGGAGTCTGTTCTATTTTTTTTAGTTTTTCTTTTTTTGGATCTCTCATAGAGTTATGAGTTGGAAGTTTAATGTCATAGCGAGCCTCTAGCGCAGCTCGTCTATTTAATGCGCTCCTAGGGTTAATACCTAGTTCTTTTGATACTAAAGTAGGAGAGCCAAGTCTTTTCCAACACTCTATAAACTTTTCATCTGCTGCACTAGATCGTTTCATATCTACCTTTGCCATAAGATATTGAATATAATACAATAAATTAATTAAAATTAAATGACAAACATGGAACAGAGGCTAAAAAATTGGGCTTGGTATGTTACTTGGGGAGTTATTGGCCCACAAGTGGAAACTACTTGTCGCAGTTTTGAAAAGAACTATGTCCCAGAGCTGGGCAATTTATACGCAGACCCAGAGCCACACTACGAGCCAGACCATGTAGACGGAGATCTTATAGAGCAGGCAATTAAGGGCTTACCCTTGCAATTGCGACAAGTGCTTAAAATGAGATATGTCAGCCATCCCTATGCCTCACTAAACCAGTTAGCGCATAATGCTAGAACAACACCTCATAAATTAGAAACAGATTTACATAATGCAAAAAAACGACTCCAGCAAGAACTGGATAAGAAGTCCAAGTCAAATTACCATCAGAATTTGTACAAGTTGCAAGATCAGAAAAACGACTAAAGACGGAATCCTACAATCTTATAACGAAGGAATGAATGAACGATTCATTTGCCAATCTTGCCATAGTAATAGCGACAAAACACGCTAAATGCTTGCCTGTGCTGTTTGCATCAATAGATGAGTATGTGCCAGAGGAAGTAACAGTTATCGTTGCTGGGAGCGATCTAGAGTGTTCTAGGCACAATACAATCAACCTTCCAAACAATGGCAACAATTATGGGGAGTCTTATAACGATGTAGTGCGCTATGCGTTTGATATGTTCCCAGAAATTATTGTGGCAAACGATGACATAGTATTAACCCCTAGTAGCTTTGATTTACTGATAGAAGATAAAGTGTTGCTTTCACACCACAGTTTAGGCTGGTTATGTAGTAGATCGGACTATGTGCGTGGGCTACAGAATATTAGAAATGGCGAAGTACGCAATGGAATTAAATTTGTAGAGGAAGATCAGATATTCCAAAGTGATGTACTTTCCCCTTTATTCGGGATTATCTCTAGAGAGGCATGGATAGATTACAAACCGATTAACTGGTATTCAGACGATATTCAATGCTTAGAGATTCGAGCTGCTGGATATAACAATTATGTTAGTAGATCGTATGTACATCATGTCGGCAGCCAGACTGTAGGAATGGATCACAAAAAAAACAATGACGAGGCTAGGGCATGGATTAAAAACTCAATGCCAGACTTGTACAAGTTGTGGTTTGATTAAAAAAGCGTTAAAATTGTCTTGGGCAAGTTCGCCTTAAATTTGGGGTTAATATGAAAATCGCTATTGGACTACTAGCTCCAAAAAAAGGTATGGAAAAAGAGATGGGTAAGGGTATGCCAAGCCTATTAGATGAGCCAATGGTAGATGAGGAAAAGTATCCTATTACCAAAGAATCAAACAAGAAAATGATGATGGCTCTCATGGAAACTCGTCATCTAGGCCCTAAAGACCCAGCAGCTCCAGGCAAGTTCTGGATGGAATTATCAGACTTCTGGGAGTTGCCAGAAGAAGAAACTAAGACCCATCGTTGCGCTAATTGCGAGTATTTCGACAATAGCCCAGAGGCTTTAGTTGCCATGCAAGTAGTACCAGAGGATAGTTTTGATGCTAGTGGTGGTGGTCGTGGCTATTGCCATAAATACACCTTTATCTGCCACAATTTGCGTGTTTGCGACCAATGGGAGCAGGCAGAAGAACAAGAGGATTAATATGAAGGCTGGACTCTATAGCAATATTTTAGCCAAAAGAGCTAGGATCAAGGCTGGATCAGGCGAGAAAATGAATAAAGTAGGTAGCAAAAATGCTCCTACAGCTAAGGACTTCAAGCAAGCAGCCAAGACTGCTAAACCTATGAAAGCCAAAAAGTAATTGGCACATCAGCAACAATTTGATTTTGTAAGTGGAATAGCTGGTTTTTTTCCTGATAACTTTGCTAATTGCAAGGTATTAGAAGTAGGCAGCCTAGATATAAATGGGTCTGTTAGGCAGTTTTTTACGGGCTGCGACTACATCGGAATAGACTTAGGAATGGGGCGAGGCGTAGATATTATATGCTCAGGGCAAGACTACAATGCTCCAGACAATACATTCGACACAGTAATCTCTTGTGAGTGCTTCGAGCATAACCCTGATTGGGCAACAACATTCGCCAATATGTACAGAATGGTAAAGCCTAGCGGTCTAATCGTTATGTCGTGCGCCACTACAGGCAGAGCAGAGCATGGCACTAAACGCACTAGCCCAGCAGATGCTCCATTCTGTAATGATTATTACAAGAACTTAACAGAGCAAGACTTTGTAGAACAATTTAAGCTAGACGATATGTTCTCTGCTTATGAATTTGGAATAGGAGAGGCTACCAAAGATCTCTACTTTTATGGGGTTAAAAAATGAAGATGAGCAAAAAGCAAGCCAAGATCGGCAAGGTAATGGGCGAGTTCAAATCAGGAACTCTACATTCTGGCAAGGGTGGCAAGGTAGTTAAGAATCCTAAACAAGCTATCGCCATTGCTATCTCAGAGGCAGCCAAAAAAGGTCGTTACAAGAAATGACCGATCAGGAGCTAGTAGAGCTTATTCAAAACATGGCTTATCAAAGGGATGGATATAAAGGATATAGTGAGCCTTTGCCACAAGAAACAAGCCCATATACTAGACCAGAACAAATAAATCCTGCGTTAATGCAATATATGGCGCAAAACTTCCAAGGTGGGCAAGAAAACGAATTTTCCCCATTAGGTTTAACTGGTGGTGGAGCAGGGTTTAATACTGGAAATGTAAAAGGTATAGGCTATGGTGGTAGATTAAACGCAGATTTGCCATTAAGCGAACAGCAACTACTTAATCTTGGTATTAGTGGAATGGCAAGTGATGTTACTTATGGAATGGGTACTCCATACCAAGGCAGAAGTGCTAGATCAGACATTACAGGCATAGATGCAACTCTAAGGGACTTAGCTAGAAACCAAGAGTTCGGAGCATCCTACGCTAAAGACCCAATTAAGAATGACCCTTTCTACAGCCTGTTTTATAGAAAGCGTTTTTAAATGAAAATAAAGGATGCTGCTAAGATATTTGAGCGCATAGGTGTAGCTGGGTACAACAAGCCCAAAAGAACGCCAAACCATCCCACTAAAAGCCATGTAGTAGTAGCTAAAGAAGGCGATCAGGTTAAGACAATTCGTTTTGGTCAGCAAGGCGTTAGTGGTAGCCCAGCAAGAGAGGGCGAGTCAGCAGCAGATAAAGCAAGGCGCAAATCATTTAAAGCTCGTCATGCTAAGAATATAGCTAAGGGTAAGATGAGTGGGAGTTATTGGGCCTCACGAACTAAATGGTGATCTAAATAAAAGTGTTGTAGAATAGCAACATCATCAACCATTAACCCAAAGGGAATGGAATGGAAAACGCTATAGAAAACAAGAATGTAGAAGTTGATACAACAAATAAGGGCGGTGCGCCTATAGGCAATCAGAACAGTAAGAAGGGAAAGCTGTTCTACAACCAACTGAGAGTAGCTCTTGTACAAGAGGATAGCCGTAAGTTGCGTATGATTGCTCAAAAGCTAGTAGATGCAGCAGAGCAAGGTGAGCCTTGGGCTATCAAGGAAGTAATAGATAGAGTAGACGGTAAGGCCGTACAAGCTACAGAGATTAGCGGTTTAGATGGTGGCATCTTAGAAACCTTAAACACAATCAATATCGTACTAAAAAAGCCTGATGGAGCTTAATGTAGAGTTCCCAGAGAAACTAGAATTTCTGTTTCAACCAAGCAGATACAAGGTTCTCTATGGTGGTCGAGGCTCTGGCAAGTCATGGGGCGTAGCTAGGGCATTGTTAGTTATTGGCTTACAAAAGAGTACAAGGGTGCTATGCGCTAGGGAGTTCCAAAACTCTATTAGTGATTCTGTTCATGCTTTGTTAGCAGATCAGATTAAGTCTATGGGGTTAGAGGACTTCTACGAAATACAGAATACTGCTATCTACGGCAAGAATGGAACAGAGTTCTTATTTGCTGGACTAAAGCACAACATTACTAAGATTAAGTCTTTTGAGGGTGTAGATGTATGTTGGATAGAGGAAGCTCAAACCACCAGTAAATCAAGCTGGGATACGCTGATTCCTACAATCCGTAAGGAAGGCTCAGAGATATGGATTACATTCAATCCTGAGTTAGATACGGATGAAACCTACAAACGATTTGTAGTGCAACCACCAGCCAATGCGGTAACGCAGAAGGTGAACTGGTCTGACAATCATTGGTTTCCTAAAGTTCTACAAGAGGAAAAGGATGATCTCAAAGAACGAGATATGGATGCCTATCTCAATGTATGGGAAGGCAATACAAGGCAAGTATTAGATGGCGCTGTATACGCTAAAGAACTAAGGAAAGCTCAAGAGGAAGGTCGTATCAAGGACATCAACCAAGATAAGGCTATTGAGGTATCTACATTTTGGGATATTGGCTGGGCAGATATGACTAGCATCTGGTTCGTGCAGACGATACCAGGCGGTGAGGTAAGGGTCATAGATTTTTATCAGGACTGCCAAAAGCCTATAGATCACTATGTAGAAGTTCTACAGAATAGAGGCTATGTCTATCGAGATCATTGGCTGCCACACGATGCCGAGAACAAAAATATGACAGGCAAGAGCGTTAAAGATATTATGC